TTGCTCCCGGTACGGTATCAGGTCTGTCAAGTGTCACGATATCCGAGCTTATTATTTCGCGGCATTTGCAGGGAAAACGATGTGACACATTGAGTCACACCTTGCGATATCGTTGCGGCGACTGGCGTACATACTTGTAAACCAGCGAGCGATTGCAATTGAAGTGTTCAGCGACTTCAGTTGCAGTATTGGTCAGGAACATGTATCTAAGCTCTTGTATCTCTTCTTCACTGAAACGCGATGCACGGTGTGAGTTACCGTTGCGATGAGCCATCATGTTGTCATACTGTGTCTTTTTATGCGGTTGACAGTATCTCGATTTCGGTGAGCCAACAAACCAGTTGTCACAGTTCGGTATCGCACACTGCTTGATATAACAGGTATATTCAATCGCGAGAGTCATCGTTATGTAGTAACTGTATTGCCCGCTTGTAATCTTCTGCTGTCATGTAAAAGCAACCCTCAGCTTCATCGCAAATGTGAACAAACTGTCGCCCACATGAACATTTGAACCAATCCGGCCGACAGTGAAAAGGGTCATAGCGCGGGTCTTTGCGTAGCTCTGTGTCACATTCACTGAGTGTGTGGTGATAGATAGTCACTATTGGCATTATTCTCTCCTTACAGTGGATCGTTAGGTGGGTGAATGTACCTGATGATTCGTGACTCTTTGTGTGAACCTGGTTTACGTATCTTGTCAACGACTGCCAAACCGCGTTCAATGAGTATGTCAGTTGCATGTTGCAATCGCTTCAGTGCATTGTTTGACTTATTGAACACCTTGTTATATGCATCTGTCCAATCCACACCAGCGGGATTAGCTATGAGTGCACGTAGTAACTTGTTGGCATCAGTATCACCTACAAACTGGCTGAAGAGATACATCACGGTGTCATAGTGATACTGATAGATGGCATTAGCCGCCAGCAAGTCTTCATATTCCACTTCATCGTGCATACATGACACTGCGTATATGATCGCCAGACGCCTGATGTTTGCACGTGCACGTGTTCTCATTGCATCAACAATCGGATCAACTGTTTCAATGTTCTTCCAGTAATAGTGAATTTCATCACGTAATGGCTGTGCATCTTCACTGTATCTGTAGTGCCATGGTGACTCAGTGCGCGAGACTTCAAGTGCACATTGCAGATGCTCACGTAGTGAATAGAGCTTGCGATTAGTAAGTCCCTGCGCTTCAGGTAAGTCCTGTGTCCGTTCAGCGTATATCAGTATGAACCGATTGAGAAACCCGTTCAAGAAGTCACTGTCAGTTGTATCTGTTTGTAACTCAGTTGGTGTGACATGACTGATGAATGACAGCGTGGCACCAGTAACTATCTTTTTGGATGACGCTGTGATATTAGCTGTCGATCCAGTGTCCCACATTGACTTGTACACATCTTTAGTAACTGAGCCTAAGCGCTTAGATGTATGTAACACTCTGCCGAATTCATCCTCTATTACACACAACCTTCTGTCGCGTTGACCACCTTTTCTGACATGTTCAACTTTGTCACCTTGAATAGTCGATATGTCACCAGTAGGTTGGTCATCTGCCATCAGGTCAACAATACCCTCACCAGTTTGCACACCAGTAACATGCGGCCAAGTAGGATCAACTGGTAACAGAAATCGTTTGACTTGTGACAACGAGTCACCTTTAGCAGCTTCACCACTTGGACCTATGATGAGTGCATATAGACCTGTTGTGTGGTGTGCACCCTCAACAGTGAATCCAGGTGCCACGTCATCGTAGTCACGTGCACCGATCATGTTACCAAACACTGTCAGTGCAGTTATCAGTAACGCTGCTGGGTGCGCTTCAGTGTAAGGTTGTGTACGTATTACCCACTTACCAATCGGGCCATGCAGTGCCACTTCGTCCAGTACAGGCTTGTGAACTGTTTTACGTATGCGAATACCACGGTCATACAGTGGCACTCCTTTAGGCGGGTAACGACAGATACTATGTGCAATAGTTGGTATCTCATTCAGTATCTCTTCATAGTCATCCACATAGTCTTCTGCCAACACCTGTAACATCTTAGCGATGGTTGACTCTTTCAGTGAGTCATTACGCAGCTTGCCAGCGAATGCTGCCAGTATGTTGTTACGTTCACCTTTGCTGATCCTGAAGTGTTCACTTTCAGGTTGCCACTGTGAGTCATACTGTTTGGTGATACTTGTCTTGACACTTTCAAGCCAACTGATAGGTAACCGAGTAAATTCAACCTCCGGGTCACCATCTTCGATTGAGTATGACTTACCTTCAACTTCTGAAGGTGGAGCTACTACGTAGCCTCGTATTAGTAACTCGACACCAGATGCAAGCTTCTTTGGATAGTAAGTGTCATCTTCATAGAAGTCAGGTGACACTCTATAGTACAAGTGAAAGCCACCACCTGCTGTTCTCACCTGATATGTGTCAGGCAGCGATCCGTGCTGTGCAATCAGTGTACGGAAGTTCTCTTCACCGTTATTGCGTGGATCAACGTCTATGACAACTGTGGATGACAGTTGCAGTGCAATACCGATGTTGTTACTTGATCCTACCGGCCACCATTGCTTGATAAGGTCTGCACGTGTTGTGGCATCTTTGAAACCGTGTTTAGTGAGTGGTTCTTTACTGAGTGACCTGAGTGGAAATACAAATAAGCCAAGCGTTGCATATGCAAGCGCAGCGTCCCTAGTCTCTTTGCCTGGTTGAAAGAATGATAGGAATGCACTCTCATCTTCCATCATACTCCTTAGTAGGTGTAACTTCTATTTGCAAGGTAGTTGTGGATACCTCTTACTATTGTGGATAATAGGCAAGCTACCCTAAAGTGACAACCAGAGTAACTCTAGAGTAGCATTGCCAGAGTATCCACAAGCAGCACCTTGACAGTTCACCTAGTAAGGAAGTGAAGTGCAAAGAACTACAGTGTGAACTATACCTCATGTGTCAAGTTACTTTTATTTGCAGGTGAAATGCCAGATGTGCGGAAACCGCGCCAGTTGTTGATGATATGAGTTACTAATGGTGAGTGCTAGCTGGCCGGGTGCTAACTGAAAATCCGTATGCGAACATACGTTCGATTACTCCGGTTACTACCGTGGGCCGGTCATACGGAGGTAGGGGATAGTAGAAAGTGAATGTGTATAGATGTGATAGTAATTATGAGACTCGATCTCATTATTATAGTTTCACTTTGATTGACCCCCTTCGACCGGAGGACCGGAGTACGGTAATAACCGGATTATTCCGGTTACTCCGGTGTTTGCAGCGCTAGCTGGGTTTCACCAGTAACAGCTAGCACTTTGTCACTGTCAGTGTCAGTGTCATCTACGATTGACAGTAGTAACATGCAGTGCATTTGACATATCTGGTACATTACTCTGTTATGGCCGCAGTAAGACATGCAAGAGAAAGTGTAACTGAACGCAGTGACAGAGTTACTGCACGAGAGGCACGGCGTCATCCGTCCACACTTCATGCTTGGCTTACTAGGGTGGATGGTAGGTTCATGGGTACACCAACTGACATTCACCCTCATGATGCCATACTGAAAGCAATCAGAATCACCAATGGTGAGATTGATTACTGTGACAAGCAGATAGCTAAGCTCTGCGAAGCTGAACTGTTTGAACGTCCACTGCAAGTCATACGTGCAGAGATGCCAGATGGTAACACTGAGTACATTACTGAGAAGCGTGACCATGAGGTACTGTCACGTTGGGTGTTACTCAGACAGTCAGCAACTGACAGGCTCGCACGTTATAGCAAGATGGCACTAGACATTGGTATTGAAGAGGCACAGTTGAAACTAGCAGAACGTGAAGCTGACATGGTGAGTCACTATCTGGAAGCAGTCATTAGTGACTTGTCACTGACACCTGATCAACGTCGCAAGCTCGGACCTGCAATGCGTAGACACCTTGAATTGATTGAAGGTACTGCAACTGAAGTGAGTCGCTCATGAGTATGAATCCATATGGAGTTGCACCCAATCCAGGTGACGAACAATTACTCATGTTACTGATAAGGAACGGTAGTGGTAACTGGACACATGTTGCAGTGATAACTGACGATGGTGCACCACACACTGGCAAGCTGTATGTGGACGTTGCTGGTAACATAGTGTTCAGAGAGGATGAGTGACATGGCAGGTACAGTAACTACTAGCAGGTTTCCAACCAGTGTCACTGTACCTACGTATGGTGGCAGTTACGCTGACATTATCGCTGACTTCCCTGAGTTGGCAGATGAGATAATGTCACTAGTGTCATGGCGTGATGTTGGTCAACCTGATCAACGTGGCACTGACGCTAACAAGTTGTATCCTGAGCGTAAGCCATATCCGTACAGTAACTTGTGGTGACTGATGTATACTATGTCAGTAACAACTCAGATACAACGTAACTATGGATTGTCAGGTATTCCATGGTTAGTGGTTGTTATTTATCCTGGTGGTAACAGGCGAGTAAGATGACAGTCATCAGTAACAAGTCACGGAGTGCCGGTCACTTACCTGTTGTGTTCGTTGGTGAACATCTAGGTGCACAACACTTCACTGTTGGTGAGTGTGACATTCTGCAAAGCAGTAAGTTACACTTCTCGATCAGTCACCAGAAGCGTGACCCGACATGGGAAGAGATTGCATCTGCACGATATGCACTGTTACCTAAACTGCGTGACTGTGTGATGGTGTTACCACCTGATGATGAGTATGCTAATGCACATGAGCATTGCTTCCATGTCCATGTGTTACGTTCACTGGCACCTGGTGGTTCAATGCACAACCCTGACAGTTGGTAACATGTCACTGACACTTTCACTGCAACGGTTAGCTGACAGGTACGATCCTCAGTATGCCAGTTACACATTCGATCCTGTTGCATGGTGTGAAGACATACTGCAAGAAGAGATGTGGTCACGTCAGATGGACCTGATGGATGCTGTTGCTGACAACAGATATGTTGCAGTGAAGAGTGCACACAGTACAGGTAAGTCATGGACAGGTGGCAGGTTGACTGCATGGTGGCTAGAAGTGCACCCGGAAGGGAGTGCATTTGTAGTTACTAGTGCACCGACACAGCCACAAGTTGAAGCTGTACTGTGGCGAGAGATTGCACGTGCACACACCAAGGGTAAGTTACATGGTCGCATCACATCTGGTGCAGTGCCAATGTGGAAGCTCGGCAATGAAATCATTGCATATGGACGCAAACCTGCTGACTATCGTGACACTGAAAAAGCCATGCAAGCGTTTCAGGGTATCCATGCACGGTATGTGTTAGTGATACTTGATGAGGCATGTGGAATACCTAAGTGGTTGTGGGATGCAACTGACACTCTAGTTACTAATGACGATAGTAGAGTGTTGGCAATTGGTAACCCTGACGATCCAACTGCTGAGTTTGAGAAAGTGTGTCGTCCTGGTAGCGGCTGGCATGTCATGAAGATATCAGCGTTTGACACTCCTGCATTTACTGGTGAGAAAGTGAGTGAACATCTACTAGCCTCACTAGTATCTGAAACATGGGTGAATGAACGTAAGAAGCGTTGGGGTGAAGGTTCAATGCTATACACCAGTAAGGTGTTGGCGGAGTTTCCTGAAGTAACTGAAGACACACTGATTACACCAGCGATGGTGTTACGTGCACAGCAGTTGTTACTACCAGGTCTGGGACATGGCAGGTTTGGTTGTGACATTGCACGTTACGGTGACGATCAAACTGTCATTATGCGTAACCGCGATGGTGTCATACGTACAGTGAAGGTAATACCCAAGAGTGACACTATGGAAACGGCGGGGCGCATTGGCAGGTATATACTTGACACGGATGAAACTTGTCCTGCCGTTATTGATGTTATTGGCGTTGGTGCTGGTGTGTATGATCGAGTCACAGAAATGGGTAGGCCCGCCATCCCGTTTGACTCATCATCAAGTGCAAGTAACCCACGTCGCTTCAAGAACCTGCGTGCCGAGATGTGGTGGACAGTAAGAGAGTTGTTTGAACAGAATGCAATTGACATTGACATTGACGATGATGACTTGGCAGCAGAGTTACTGTCAGTCAAGTATTCCATTGACAGTGCAGGCCGCATCTACATTGAACCAAAGGAACTGACAAAGAAGCAACTAGGCAGGTCACCAGATAAAGCTGACGCACTCATGATGAGTTGTTACATGGCTAACTTCTGGTCAGCACCTAGCCACGATCCACGTCAGAGTAGACATGGCACTGGTATTACTGATGACTTACTTGATCGTGCACTATGAAGCCACGTATCTATCTCATCCTGATTTCAGTAGCAATGCTGGTAACTGCTATTGTTGTGTTGATAATCAACAGAGACTTACCTACTGAGTTACTAGGTAGCATTGCATTTCTCGGTGCACTTGCAGTGTTACTGAATGCGATACTTGATATTACTGGCAACGGGAAGGAGTAACTGTAACTATGGAGAGAGAAGATTACAATGGTGATGAGGAACACCCTATGGTGGTTCCAACACCTGAGCCATCACGTGAACCGTTCGATCCTCACATGATGCCACTGGACGATGAAGGTGACTATATCTTTCTGGAGAGAAGTGACCCTCGCCGTAAGGTGATTGAGTCAAAGCGTGGAGTGAGAAACTGATGGCAGCACTCAAACGTATATGGATGCCGTCACCTAACTACTCATCGCGCGGTGGTGCCAGTGTCAGGCTTATCGTGTTACACACAGCGGAAGGTGCACGTACTATCGAGTCACTCGGTAACTTCTTTGCATCTTCATCTGCTGGTGTGTCATCACAAGTTGGCACTGATGACAAGGTGAATACCATCGGTGAGTATGTGTCACGTGGTAACAAGTCATGGACACAGAGTGAATTCAACCCGATTGCCACAAGTAATGAACTGTGTGGTTTTGCGTCATGGTCAACTGATGAGTGGCGTAACAACCACGCAAACATGTTGGCTAACTGTGCACAGTGGATTGCTGAGGAAGCTGCACACTTCAACATTCCGATAGTGAAACTAACAGCGTCACAAGCACAAGGCTCAGGTCGTGGCGTGTGTCAACACATTGACCTAGGTTCACGTGGTGGTGGACACGTTGACTGTGGCAGTGGATTTCCGTATGACTATGTATTGGACATGGCAAAGGGTGGTGCAGTTACACCGTCACCAACAGGAGAAGAGGATTTACAAATGGTTGCTTCAGAACGATCAAGTGACGGTACCTTGCATGTGTGGAATGTTGGTCCGCAGCGTGAATCTGTATACTTGACATTCCAAAAGCCGAACAGTAACGCATGGCATGGCGGCGAACCAGGTAAGTCAGTTGCAGGTTCATTCAAATTCTGTGACGCACCTAAAGATCGCACGATTCGCGGTATTGCAGCAGCAGTCGCAGCTAACGGTAACTTCCATTTCTTTGTGACACTGGACAATGCAGATGTGATGTACAAGTGGCAAGGTAAGGACAAGTCGGATTGGTCTGACCTGTCAATGCTCGATCCGTGGAATAAGTGACAGTCATGGCCGGTAAAATCGGTGGTCAATACTCTCAGATATTCCAACCTGCGCCAAAAGTGTCATCAACTGTTTACGGTGCACCAACTGACACACCTGGTTTCGCACCATATCCAGCAGCATCACTGAAGCAACCGAACGGTCAAGTGTCATATGAGTTACCTCCAACTGGTCCATCCAGTACACCAGTGTTGACAGCAATCAATCCAGCTTCACAGTCACAAGCTGTTACTGGAAGGTGGGACGTTGTTGTAACTGGTGAGTGTGATCCGTTCCTCTGTGAGTTGATACTTGTCGATCCGGCGGGTGGTGAGCGTAACAGTCACGAGATAACTGATGTTACTGCCACCACATTCACTGTTACTTTCACTGACGCACCAACTAATCCAGAAGCGTTAGGTCCGGGTGGTCATGCCACACTGCGTCAGGTTGGCAAGGACTATGGCTCAGTACCGTGGGAGTGGCTACCGTAATTCATCATGTCAGTCTCTTCAACTCATCCTAATAGAGTGAAAGCACGTACTCTCGTTTCATCAACGAATGGCGCTGGCCCACCACCTGTAGGTGACATGGGGCAGGTGAGTATTGGTGGTGTATTGCCATGGGCGGAGATAGGTTGGATTGATCAGACTGAACATGTCCCTGAGTTACAGTGGCCTAAATCAGTACAGACATATCACATGATGCGTACTGACAGTCAGTGTCAGGGATTGTATCTCGGTTGTACTATGCCCATTCGTAGATACAAGTGGTATGTGGCACCGAACGGTGCACGTGATGAAGTAGTACAGAGCTTTGCCGATGATGTGAACTTACCGATCCAGGGTGAACTTGATCAGAACAAGCCACGAACACGTGACAAGTTTCATTGGAGTAACTTCTTACGTCAGGCATTACTGGCAACCATCTACGGTTTCTATTACTTTGAAAACGTAGGTGAGATACGTGACAACATGTGGCACCTTGTTGACATGGCACCACGTCCACCATCAACAATCTCTCAGGTGAAAGTTGATACACAAGGTGCACTAGTCAGTATCAAGCAGGCAGTTGGTTTGACTTCACCTGAAATACCTGCCACTCGTATCACTCCGATGGTGTGGGACTTGGAAGGTGGTAACTGGTTCGGTCGCAGTATGTTTCGTTGTGTGTATAAAAACTGGTTGGTCAAGGATAGGCTTATTAGAGTTGACGCAATGAAACATGACCGTAACGGTTTAGGTGTGCCATGGATCGAAGCGCCAGTTGGTGCCACTAAGCAACAGATTGAATATCTGAATCAACTGGCACAGTCATTCCGTGCAGGCGACTTGGCAGGTGCAGCTACTCCTGCTGGCGCAAAGCTGACACTGGTAGGTACAACAGGCTCGATACCTGACACAGTGAATTCAATCAAGATGCATGATGAGGCAATGTCACGTGCATTTCTGATGATGTTCCTACAGCTTGGTCAAACGCAGTCAGGTGCACGTGCACTCGGTGACTCGTTCATTGAATACTTCACCATGGCGCAGGAAACAATTGCACTGTGGATTGAAGACACAGTGTCAGAGTTTCTGATCGAAGATTGGGTTGACTGGAACTATGGTGAAGATGAACTGACACCACGTATCGAGCATGAGCGTAACCCCGATCCCGACCTGTCTATTGCTGATCTTGCAGCATTGGTGAGTAACAACATAGTGCACGTTGATCCTGAGCTTGAGAGTTACTTCCGTGACAAGTATGCACTGCCGAGTTACACTCCACCTGAACCAACTTCACCCGAACCCGCGCCGAACCCGACAGATGTGACAGTACAGGAAGATATCACTGGTACCGAGCCTACAGGTGAAACTCCTACAGTGTCACAACCGCCAGTTACAGTGCCCCCAACCAAAACTGTAACTGGCACGCGGCGCAAGGTAACGACAGTAGCGGTCAGTTCTCTCCTGCCACTACCGAACCGGACCTTGCGCCGCCAACCTTACAAGCATGAAGTGCAGGCAGCAGTTGACTATGCACATCTTGACACTCTGTTTGACACACATCAAGGGTCACTGGTGAATGCTGTCAAGAAAGGTCAGGGTGCTCAGATCAAGCAGTTACAGGAACAGATCATGGCTGCAAAGGGTAACCTTGACACTCTGGCGCAGATACAAGCTGATCCTGTTCACACTACTGTCATTCAGCAACACATGGTTGACATGTCTACTGAAGGTGCAAAGTCAGCAATTGGTGAAGCGAAACGTCAGGGTAAAACAATTCCAATGCCTGACATGACTAGTGCAAATGCGTCACTTGCACAACGTGCAGCGTCCACTGATCAGGTACTAGCACGGTCACTCAGTGAGTCAGGTGCACGTAAGGCACTGTCACTGACACCTGGTTTGAAGCCGTCAGTTGTTGCTGAAACGGTTGGTAATTATCTTTCTTCACTGTCAACTTCATATCTCCAAGATCAACTAGGTGGTGCACTGCAACAGGCGTTGAACACTGGTCGTAAGGAAGTGTTTGATGACGGTAACCCCACGACACTCTATGCCAGTGAGTTACTTGACAGTAACACTTGCGATGAGTGTGTTGATGTTGATGGCACTGAGTATACTGATTTGGATGCAGCGGATGCTGACTATCCAACAGGTGGATTCATGGACTGTGCTGGTGGACCTAGGTGCAGAGGTACATTGGTCGGTGTTTACGGTGAAGTCGAAGAGGGAGGTTGACAGTCACCATGTCACAGACACTTACTGGTGTGCCGATAGTGGAGACTGGAATTGAGTATCCAACCTCTACTGGTGCAATCACTCTTACTGCTGAAGACTTGGCATCAATCGTCGAAGCACAGAACGATCCAGCAATTGTCACTCCACGGTTGAAGCTTGGTCATACAGATGTAAGGTTCAACAACATGGATGGTGAGCCAGCATTTGGTGTTGTACAGAACATGCAGCTTACCAACAATGGCAACACTGTAATATGTGATTATGTTGGTGTACCTGATTGGCTTGCTGAGATTATGCCAACTGCATATCCCAATAGGTCAATCGAAGGTAATTGGGACGTGGAGACTGTCACTGGTCACAAGTGGCAATTCGTAGTTACAGATGTTGCCTTACTAGGTGTAGTGTGGCCGGGTATCTCTACACTGGATGACCTGGAAATTGCATTGTCAGATGCAGGACCGGAAGGAGTTACTATGGCCGAACGTGCCACGGTACTGGCAGAGTCAGTGTCAGACACACCGTGGTCGAACTTCAAGGATTCAGATTACAACGATGCACAGTATTCCAAAGCGGCAGTGTATGATCGTGGCAAGTGCAATGATGCAATGAAGAACGCCACAGCAAAGCAACGTTACTCTTTACCTGTCAGAGAACCATCAGGTAAGCTGAACCGTAACGGTGTGCACTCTGCTGCTGGTAGAGTGAATCAAGTCACTGGTGGTTGTGCAGATGCACTGAAAGCTGCTGCAACTACCTTAGTGAATATGTACAAGAATTCACTCAAGGAAGATCCACCTGCTTCACTTACTTCATTAGCTTCTTCTCTGGCAGCTTCAACAAACGCAGAAGATGTGCGGCGGTCATTCTATGACACAGTTGCCACTCAGGAGAATGGACAGTATTGGTGGTGGATACGTGCACTGTTACTCGATCCGAATGAACTGATTGTTGATGACGACGATGGAGGTTTGTATCGCATACCGTTCAACATGGGTGACGATGAAGTAACTTTCAGTGACCCGATTCCTGTCAAGATACAGTATGTGGATCAACCTGCTACAGCCGCTAGTTTCGCTGGTGCAGTAATTGCATCTGTGTATAGTGACAGTAAGTCATCACGTCCAGATACAAGGAGTAAGCCTATCGTGACTAGTATCAACCTTGATGCACTTAGAAAGAGACTGAACCTGCCAGAAAGTGCCACTGAGGCTGAAATCAATTCTGCGCTCGAAAATGAGGAAACCCCACCGTCAGGTCAAGGTGAGGAATCCGTGCCCGCAGAAGGCAGCGGAGAGGCTCCTGCGGCCACGTCTGAGGGTGACTCGTCCGCAGAATCCACCGCTACCGCTGCATCACGTGGTGAAACTGTGACAGTTGACCGTGACACTTTTGCAAAGATGCAGAGTGATGCTGCGCTCGGTCGGCAAGCGTATGAGCGTCAGCAAACAAGTGACCGTGACAGTTACTTGGTTGCTGCTGTGAAGAAAGGAAAGTTTGCACCTGCACGTGTCGAACACTGGCGTAAAGCGTGGGACGCCGATCCTGAAGGTACAAAGGCAACAATTGATTCACTTGCTGAAGGGTTGATCCCTGTTGGTCAACTCGGTGCTGCACCAAACGAGGAAGGTGACACAGTAAACGCAACTGCATATCCTGCACATCTCTTCCCTGAAATTCAAAGGAGACAACAGCCACGTCAAGCCTCTATCATTCAGGAGTCATAGTACATGGCACAAAATGAATGTATCCCCTTCTACGATGATGGTGACAACATCACCGGATTCTGTGAAGCTGCTGTAACTGGTAAGACGTTTGTGAAGCTCGGTGCATCACGCACTTCACCTAACTTCGATCCAACTGCAACTACACTGCCGGATGATCGCGGTTCAGTGCACATTGTCACTGCTGACGGTACAGGTCAGGTGTTCGGTGTCGCAGCGTATGACGGTGCGCTAGGTGCACATGTGGACGTGATTCGCGGCAGTAAGATGGTTGTACCTGTCACTGCTGGTGCAGCGTTGACAGTTGGTGAAGCAGTCGGTCCTAACGCAACAGGACAAGCTGTTGGTGGTGGCACAGTAGGTTACGTTATTGCCGATTGTGCTGCTGGTGAAGATGCACAAGTCAGCCTCAACTGAAAGGTAAAGTTAGTGCAACCAGGAATTATCAAAGCTGGTAAGCAAGTGATTGCACGTGCTGAGCCTGTTATTGCTACTGCTGGCAGGCGTTCACCACATGTGGAAGCAATTGGTTTCCCAGCTTCACCTACTTACACACCAAGTATGGCACCGGCGGCTCACCCGCTAGGACCGCCAACTGTTTCTGACACTCTGATTACCGTTGACCTGTTGCTTCAACAGCCAACGAGAATCACACAGATGATCATGGACCTGACACAACAGCGATTCATCGCTGACATGATTTTCTCTTCCGGTGGTGGTGTTACTGGTGGAGCGGTTGTGTACGATCAGGCGACCATGAACCAGTTGTACACTGAGCGTGACGTGGAGAAAGTTGCACCTGGTGGTGAATTCCCGCTGGTCACCAGTGCCAAGTTGCGTCCACGTGTTGCTGAAGTTGAGAAGTACGGCGGTAAGGTGTTCATCACTGATGAGGCACGTGACCGTAATCAACAGTCAGTGTTCGCAAATCAAATCAGGCAGCTTGCTAACACGATGGTTCGCAAGATCAACCTGATTGCTGTCACTGTACTAGTGGCGTCAGTGGATGAGTATACTCAGACGTTCGGTGGTCACCCTTGGAGTGCAGTGCAAACTGCTGGTTCCACTGCATCACAAGCATCTGAGTACCCTGCTGCTGACTTTGCCAAAGCGCAACAGTATGCTGATCAACAGGAGTTGGGTGTCACCTATGACTTGTGGCTGCTGAACCCACAAGAAATGGCGACACTGATTACACTGTACGGTTCCGCCAACCTGAGTGCACTACTCAGTTCAATGGGACTGAATGTGTACTCATCCAACCGTGTTCCTGCTGGCAAGGCATACGTTGTGGCGTCAGGTCAGGTTGGTGAGATGCGAGTGGAAAAGCCACTCGGTACTGAGACATGGCGTGAGCCTGAAGAAGAGAAGACGTTTGTACAGTCATCTGTTCGTCCGGTCATGTATGTCACTAACCCGTTCAGTGTGCTTGAAGTCACTGGTATTGCATAATGGCAGAACGTACCATCAGGCACCTAGGTTTCTGGTACATGGTGGAACTGGAAGACAGGTTCCATCCTGGTAAGATGTACTGGATAGAACGTACTGCCAAGCAAGGTGACACAGTTGACATTCCACGTGAAGAGGATATTGCACGTGGTGAAGAGTTACATGCATTTGTAACTGAAGAAGACGCTGCTGCTGCTCAGCATGAAGCTGAAGAGACTGACACTGACACTGAACCTGAAGAGGTTGACTCAGTAAGTGTCATGACTGATGAAGAACTGGTGGCGTGGATCAAGGAAGATAAGCCAACTGCTCATGAAGTTGTTGATGCTGCTGAAGGTGACCCTGATCTAGCACGTAGGTTACTGGATGCAGAAGATGAAGCATCAGGTGGTGACTCTCGCAAGTCAGTAGTTAGCGGACTTACTGCCATTATCTCTCAAGGGTAACTAATGCCGGACTTCTCGATAAAGCTTGGTGCGACACAACCAGTGTTTACGTACCAATGCATACGCTCAGACGGATCAGTGCCAGTAATTGACTCGGCAGAGTTGGTTGTTGGTGACATGAACTTTGACATGGACGTTGACACCACTGATAAGTCACTGGTCACTTACAAATTCACTGCTGCTGATCTATCTGCGGTGGGAACATTTCCTGCATTCGTACAGTCACTATCAGGTGGCGAGCCTGAAGTGTTCCCTGACCGTGGTGTATTGACATTCCGTGTTGCACCGTTAGTGCCAGATGACATGACGTTTGCAGTAACTCCTTCACCTACTGAAGTGGCACAAGCTCACCTGATGGCTAGGACACGTGACACTTACGGTAAGATACTTGGTACATTCACTAAGGATACGTCAATCACATATCCTCAAGCATTGACAGCGATTGATGATGCTTACATTGAAGTCATGGATGAGTTTGCTTCACTTGTAACTATAGAGGATGCACCTGCTATCAAGCGAGTTATTGCACTACTTGCTGCTTGTAACATGGAGATGGATTACTTTCCTGAACAATCAGCAGTTACTAACTCTCCATATGACAAGTTGTATGCCAGATATACAACTGACATTGAAGCACTCAGAGGTACAGTTGGCGAAGAGGCAATAGAGAGTGCAATTGCATTCGCGTTTCCTCCACCTAAAGTCATCTGGAATAGTGTACGCTGGTAATGGCACTTGAATTCACACTTGAAGTATTAGGTGAAACTCAGATCGACCGCACGTTTCTGCGGATGCGCGACAATGCTCGCACAACCGAGAAACTGTGGGAAGAGATGTTGAAGACACTGAGGCTAATTGAACAGGTACAGTTTCTCACTGAAGGTCAACATGGCTCAGGTGGTTGGGCTGAGCTTACTGAAAGTACGATCAAAGCAAAGAAACGTAAGGGACAGGCACCTTGGATTGAGCGTGCCACAACTACACTGTTCAATTCACTTACTGGTGATAGTGAAGGTTCATTAGCTGAAACTTCTAATGACTGGTTGCGCTATGGTACCACTGTTCCATACGCTGGATTCCAGCAAACTGGTACAGTGAATATGCCACAGCGTAGACTAGTTCAGTTGACTGAAATTGAACGTAAGGA